TCGCGGTTTCCCTTCAAACGTACTGACTGCGCTATCAGCACAGCATGTTGTCCTGGTTACATTCGCAAAGATTGAGTTCCCAAGTGGGACGGTGTACCTGCACAACAGCATCGGCACGTTTACGTTTGGGGGCAACTCATACCAAGGCGTAGGTGATTTGGGCGAGATCAGCCAGATTGAAGAAGGCAACGACGTTAGCCCTTACGCGATCACACTCTCACTCTCTGGGCTTGATACGACAATCGCAGGCGCGGCGCTCAACGAGGACTATTACCAAAGGCCGGTGACGGTGTACCTGGGAGTCCTGAACGACACAGGCGCTTTGATAGCCGATCCAACAGTGGTTTGGGAAGGCTTCATTGACCAGATGAATGTCTCGCTTGGCGCTGATGGCGGGGATGTGATTGCTTTGGTTGCAGAGTCGGAACTGACGATTTTCGACAAGTCTAGCAACCTTAAATATACCCACGCTCAACAGCAAAAAGAGCACAGTGGCGACCTGTTCTTTGAGTTTATGACAGGGATTGACGGTGCGAAAATTCGCTGGGGGTCTGCTGAGAGCGACGGTGTTGCTGGCTCAACCAATGACATCCGAATCACCTCTCGGCACGAGGGCGGTAGGTAATGATCTTGGCGCATGGGGCAAGCTCAATGCGTGTATATCAAGCGTTGAACAAGTGGGAAAAGCGCGATTTTAGCTATGGTGATGCCGATTGCTGTCAGTTCATCGCCTTCGTTGTTGAACAGCTAACGGGTAAAGATTACGCCGCTGGCTTTCAGTACGAATCAGAGGCGCAAGCTGAGTTGATAGTGGGGAGAGAGGGCGAGCTTGTCGATTTCATTGGCAGCATATTGGGCGAACCGAGCGAAGAATTAAAAGATGGCGACCCGTGTATCGTTGCCGCGCCGATTGTCGGTCAGGTTTGTGGAATTAAATTGAGGGACAAGGTGGTCTGCTTAACAAGCAAAGGGTTCGCACAGATACCCGACCGCTATCTTGTCTCAGGATGGAGTGTGTAAGTGCCACAGGTAATTGTAGGAGCTTTAATTAAGATTGGCACCGCTGTGGTTGGAGCCATTGGCTCTGTTGGTGTTTATAGCAAAACGACTCTTGCGATTATAGGCGGTGCAACGGTAGCGGCTGGGGCCGTTCTTACTAACGCCGTTATGAAATCTCTTTTGCCAGATGTTTCTATGCCGCAATCGGACACAGATAGATCAAGGCAGCAAACGGTCAGAGGTACGATTGAGCCTCAGAAGATTATCTATGGTGAGGCACTCGTATCAGGGCCGATAGCTTTTGTGGGTGTTGCAGGTACAGACAACAATGACCTGTACCACGCAGTTGCTCTTGCTGGACACGAATGCCACTCCATTGGCTCGGTGTTCTTTGACCTAGAAGAAATAACCACGGCGCAGATCAACGGCAGTGGGCAGGTGACGGCTGGCGTTTATGGCCCGACTAGCGATGACCCCTCAACCTTCATAGCAACGATTGAGAAGAAGTTGGGCACAGCAACTCAGTCTGCAAGCACCCTGCTAGACAGCACATTCTCCGCTGTAACGACCGCGCACCAAGGCAAGGGTATTGCCTACGTTGTCACTAAATGGAGCCTTACAGCGTCATCTCAAAGCGTGTGGGACGCTCGCACACCGAGGGACATCAAAGCTCTTGTCAAAGGCAGGATAATTTACGACCCCCGCCTAGATACAAGCGCAGGAGCCGCACCGACCAACGCTAATTTTCAAGCGTGGAGCGACAACCCAGCATTATGCGCTGCGGATTACCTGACAAACACTGACTTTGGTTTGGGCGTAGCGCACAGCAAAATTGACTATGCCGCAGTCGTTACCGCTGCGAATGCTTGCGATGTGAGCGTGGCAATCCCTACCAGCGCGACACAAAAGCGGTTCACTTGTAACGGGGTGCTTTTCGCAACTGATAGCCATAGGGCGAACATCAATAAGCTCCTCTCCTCGATGAATGGAACGCTGACATACTCTAATGGCGTTTACACCATCAAGGCAGGCATCTTTGAGGCTGCAACAGAAACGCTGACAGAAGATGATCTGGCTGGGCCTATCTCTATAAAGACCAGCGTGGAGCGGGGGGAAAGGTTCAACACGATTCGCCCAATGTTTGTTGACCCAGCGCAGAACCACAAGAGCGTAGAGGCACCAGAGGTTCAGCTAACAGCGGCGCTTTCTAGGGACAACAACGAGGTCTTAATTCGAGACATGCAGTTGCCCATGACCAATAATACTTATATGGCGCAGCGGATCGCTAACAAACAGATCCAACTGAGCGATCAACAGACCGTTCTTTCGTGGCCCTGTAACCTCACCGGCTTGCGGGTAGACGTTGGAGACAGAGTACAAGTTACCGTTGAAGAACTAAGCTATTCCAACAAGATCTTCAGGTGCGTTGGCTGGTCATTTAGCGACAGCCAAGACGGTGTCGTAAGCCTCACTCTTATTGAGGATGACAGTGGAAGCTATGCAGACCCAGCAGAGGCCGAGTATTCCACGGTTACTTCAACAGGTGTTATCACGCCGGGATTTCGTGGCGTACCTGATCCACAGAACCTCACAGCAACGGCTGGCGTTAAGAATATCGAGCTGAACTGGACTAACCCATCAGACACGTCGCGGTTCAATCACATCGTCATCTACGCCGGTTCGACTTCCAGCTTCAACGCTAGTCAGGTGATCGGTAGGGTGAACGCAACGCAGTTTGTCCATGACGGCAGCAATGCGACAGACCCTATTGGGCCAGGCGACCAAAGATATTATTGGATTCGTGCTGTGTCCTACGGTGCTGGATCTGGAACTGGTATTGAGTCAGATCGCAACCCAGACAACGATATATCAACGATTCAGGCCACATGCGGGAGCAATGACCCCAACTTCACAGACATCGTTGACAACATTGGAACGCAAGGCCCGCCCACCAATCTCACGCTGGTTGAGACAACGACCCTTGGAAACGATGGTGCGACCCTGCCAGCAATCAAAGTGTCATGGACAGCGCCATCCACGGCTACCTATGTGGCGTTCTATGAAGTCCAGATTAAAGCAGCGAACCCATCTGAAATTGATTACGGCTCAGTTGCAAGCACTCACACCGCGACTGAGGACTATGGAAGCATCGCAAGTGCGGTCACAGTTGAATTGAACTATGGGCTAATCAGCGACCCAATCAGCGGCACCCTTAGCGAGTTTTCGAGCAGTAATGTTTACGGCACTGTCAGAACGCTTACGGGTATGCAGGAGCTCGAGAAGTATCAAATCAAAGTGAGGGCGGTCACAAGGACAGGCACGACCAGCACGTTCATTAGTGGCGAGATCCAGCTTCAGGGCGACCAGACTGCCCCTGGAATCCCGTCCAGCTTTAGCGCAACGGGCGGCATTCAGCAGATTAAACTGAACTGGCAGAATCCAGATGACAGCGATTATTCGAGGACAGAGATCTACGAAAATACGGTAAACAACTCTGCCGGTGCAACGCTTGTCGTGGATACCAACGCAGACCAGCACACCATTACTGGTTTGCCTAATTCTGCGACTCGATACTATTGGCTGAAGAGTGTAGACCGCAGCGGTAATAGGTCGGACTTCTCTGCTACTGCATTCGCTACGACGTCAAAGGTTGCTCTGACAGACTTGGCGCAAGACGTAACCGACGCAATCGCCAATGCCTCAGATAGTGCCTTCGGTGTGAAGCCGGTGTCATCTTTGCCTGCTGGTGGAACGTATACCGGCGAGTTGGTAATCAGAACGACAGACAACACCATCTTCGTCTGGACGGGTACTCAGTGGACAACTCAAGTATTCACTGCCTCAAATGTTGACCCTGGATCCATAACCGCCGCCTCGTTTGCTAGTGGCGTTGAGCCGATCTCGGCGGTGACAAGCCTACCCTCACCATCGGGTTATACAGGGCCATCACTTGTCTTCAATACCACTTCAAAAAAGCTGTTCCGCTACAATTCTTCGGTTCCAGAATTTACGGCAGCAATCGACACAACAGACCTTTCTGGCACGTTAGGTTCTGCACAGTTTGCCAATGACCTTCGGCCTGTTGAGGTGGTCAGCAGCCTTCCAACGACAGGCAACTTCGAGGGACGTGTTGCTGTTCTTACAAGTGATGACAAGCTCTATCGCTATACCGGAAACGCTTGGACGAAGGCTATATCCGCCGCCGACTTAGACGATCAGGTAAATTTAGCAACGCAGGTTTTCGGTCAGGTTCAAGCGGCAAGCCTCACGGCGGGGCAAGTATCAGCGAGTTCTATCGCTACCAATGCCGTGACCGCTGCAAAGATTCAAGCCGGTGCGATTGCGACAGCGAAGCTTGCAGCTAGTGCTGTGACCGCTGCAAAGGTCAATGTCTCTGAGCTGTTTGCTAATTCTGCTGTTATTGGTGCAATTCAATCGTCATCAATAACAACGTCTGCCGTAGTGAGTGCGATTGGTAGTTTTGAGTTCATCCAAGCGTCCAACATTGTCGCTGGCTCAATTACAGGGGCAAAGCTATCCATCAACACGATTGAAGCAAACAAGATCAAGCTCGACGGTCTTACGTTAACTTCTAGTGGCGACAACCTAGTCATCAAATCGGGCGGGGTGGGCACCAGTCAGATTGCTAGTAATGCGGTGACGCAGATCGCACAAGACCTAAACACCGGCACACAGACGTTCTCAGGAAACAGCAGCTTCCGCATATTTAACGCGATTGCTCAAGTGACCTATACCGGAACGGGCGCGACAGCGCAGATTGGCGGCAAGTTTATGGTGAGAAGCCACAACGACCAGTGCTTGTGTCAGTTTAGAATCAAGCGCGGCTCAACAATCTTATTCACCTCTGCAACTTTCGCCGTCAGGCCATCCCCTGAAGGCATCAGTGTGCCGATTGGATTTATAGACACTGGCGCGTCTACCGGATCAGTCACTTACACGTTGGAGGCTGGGTTGAACGACGAGTTTCAGAATTACCTTGATGCGTTCCTTTATGTCTTGGAGACGAAGCGATGAGCGATGACATGACAGTCGAAATCACCGAGATCTGGGTACATGCCCGAGCTAGGCGTGACTATCGCTTGCAGATGAGCGACTGGACGCAGATGCCGGACTCACCCCTCACTGATGAAAAGAAAGCGGAGTGGGCCGCTTACAGGGCGGCATTGAGGCAGATCCCACAGACCTATGAAACAGCAAGCCACTTGGCTGATATAATTTTCCCAGAACCACCGAGTAACTAAAAATGGCGACACAAGTACAATTTAGAAGAGGCAGCACAGCGCAAGTCGCGGCAGCAACGCCAGCGGCAGGCGAGATAGTTGTAAACACCGACAAAGATACAGTAGTCGTTGGGGACGGTTCCACAGCAGGCGGTTTTGAGCTTGCGCGAGCGGATCTCAACAACGTCTCAGACACAAGCTTGAACGCTGCACTAACAGGTAACACGGTCAGCGCGTTGACGATAACGACGCTGACAGGCACTTCCGCCACGTTTACGACTGCCGACAACTCCGACAATCTGACGCTTGTCTCTACAGATGCAGATGCACTTTTTGGCCCCAACCTAAATTTTTATCGAAATTCTCCTAGTCCAGCAGACAATGACCTTCTGGCCCAAATCGATTTCAATGGGCGAAACGATAATTCGCAGGATGTTTTATACGCAAATATCCAAACACAAATTATCGATGCAAGTGATGGCTCGGAAGATGGGCGTTTTCAGATCAATACAATCGTTGCGGGGACAGATCGGAACAGATTTTTGTTAACTCCAACCGAAACTGTATTCAACGACAATTCAATAGACCTAGACTTCCGCGTTGAGTCGAATGACAACACTCACGCGCTATTCGTGGAGGGATCTAGTGGCAACGTGGGTATTGGCACCAGTTCAATAGCGAGCGGTGGTTCAAATACACAAAATTTTCAAATACATAACTCAACTGCAAATAGCACATATCTGAAACTATCAACATCAGGGACAGGAGCAACTGCTTCTGATGGACTCGATTTGATCGTAGACAATAGTGGAAATGCTTATTTCTGGAACAGAGAAAATGCCGATTTACTTTTAGGCACAAACAACCAAACCAGAGTACGAATTGATTCAAGCGGGAATCTTGGGGTTGGCCAGTCCCCCGTTGGGTTTCTTACGAATGGCTACATTCTTCGATTGAATGGAGGAACGCAAACATATTTAGCTTTCAACAACAACACACACACAACCCAAGCGGTAGGTGGTTTTGTTATAGGTAATGATGCGAGTGCGGCTTACATTACGCAGCGTGAAAACCAACCTATTATTGTTGCGACCAACGATGAAGATCGCCTCCGAATCACTCAAGGCGGACAGGTTTTAATAGGCGGCATCACTTCAGGCTCATACACGCATGATAAAGGACTCAGGGTAAGAACGAACGAGGTAGGCTCTCATGCTTTAGACGCTGCGTTAAGCCTAGAAGGGTCTGGCGGCGATTTCTACGCTATTAATATGACAGGCCCAAGCAATACTGGCTTTGGCATACTCACTGTTTTCAGCTCTAGCACTGACTATTTGAACTATGAGTACAGAGATTCTAGCGGTTCTACAGGTATTATCCAACTATTAGCAAATGGCAATGTCGTTGTGCATGGCGCTCTATCTAAAGGCTCCGGCTCGTTTCGCATTGACCATCCCTTACCTGCCAAAACCAATACGCATCATCTTGTTCATTCGTTTATAGAGGGCCCACAGGCTGATCTAATTTATCGTGGTAAAGTTACTTTGGTTGGAGGCTCTTCCGTTGTGAATGTTGATACAGCAGCAGGTATGACGGAGGGAACCTTTGAAGCTCTTTGTGCTGACGTTCAGTGCTTCACTTCCAATGAATCAGGTTGGACTGCGGTAAAAGGTTCTGTATCTGGAAACACGCTAACAATCACGGCTCAAGACAATACCTGCACCGACACTATTTCATGGATGGTTGTTGGAGAGCGTAAAGATCAACACATGATTGATACTGATTGGACTGATGACAACGGCAAGGTGATTGTCGAACCATTGAAGGACAACGAATAATGGCAACACTCACTTGGACGATCTCAACCCTTGAGCGTGAACTGTTAGGCGACCTAGCGGATGGGGTCATTGTGGCGCACTGGCGCTGCAACGCAGAGCAGACGCAAGGCTCTGGTGATGACGCAATCACCTTCCACGCTACGTCTTACGGCACGCAGAACTTCACGCCAGACCCGTCTTCTGAAGGCTATATCGCCTATGAAGATTTAACCGAGTCAGACGTTCTTGGATGGGTGTGGGGTCAGAGTGAGAACTGGAAGGCCAACATTGAGGACAACCTGCAAGCTCAGATTGACGGGCAGATCACTCCCGCCACCGCTGATGGGGTTCCTTGGTAATGAC